TCAAATATAGTACCTAATAAAGATGCCACAGTTTCTAAAGCTGGGGCCATTGTTACAAATATTTCTTTAAATTTTCCTACTGACTCTGCTATTTTTTCACTAACAGATTGTTGTTCATATTGTCTAGCTAAAGCCTCATCCCCTAATTGTTCTGCAATTTGTTCAGTAGATAATCCTTTTTCTTTAAGTTTATTGTAGGCTTCTAAAGCTGTACCTTCTTTTTGACCCATTTTAAGTACAGATTCTTTATCAATTAAAGATTGGGCTAATTCATTTTTACTTAATCCAGCTGCTTTAGCTATTGCTTCTTGTTGGATAACATTTAGTCTACCAAATTCAGCAGATGAGCCCATTTGTTTAGCTATTTCTGCTGCTGCTTCAGTAGTTTTACCATTTAGAGCTAATCCTCTTGCTCTTTCAAAATTTAAATCTTTTCCTAAAAGTAATTCAGCACTTAATTCGCTTTCAATAGAGGATTCAAAATCTAATAAACTACTTGATATTTTTTCAGCTTGTTCTAAATTTAAACCGAATTTTTTAGCTTGAACTACAGCTTTAGTTAATTCTTTAACACTACCACCTAAACTTAATTTTAATGAAGCAGAAGCTTTATTTACTTCTCTAAGTATATCTTTTTCATTAAGAGCTATTTTATTTTTAGCAGAGTAAGCTTGAGCAGATCCAAGTATTTCTTTAGTATTATCTTCTAATGTTTTATTATTGATTAATGATAATTTTTGAATTCCTCCTAATTCTTTAGCTGTAAATCCTGCTTGATTTGTCAGCTTAGTCATAGTTTTTAAATCAGCTTCATTTAACATAGCATTAGAGCCTAGTATACCACTAATCTCCATTTGGGTTTTCATCAATCTTTCACTATTTAAAGCTTGATCACCAGATAGATTTGCTATTCTAGCAAATTCCATTCTAGTTTGTAAGGACTCTTCATATGTTGAATTCTGATTTTTAGCAAAGTCTCCAGAAAGTTTATCTATGTCTTTAAATGTCTTTACCATAAAAGTAAAAGCACCTAATAGTAAATTAGCTGGGTTTAGTAGGCCAGCTATCATTTGTTTTCCAGCCACTTTAAGACCAGTTCCAAAAGCTTTAGTTTTACTTCCAGTTTTTGTTAATGTAGATTCCATTCCCTTAAGAATTTCACCTGTATCAACGGCATCTCCTAGGATTGGAATCTTTGAAATACCTTTTGCTAAGGCACCAGTAGCACCTAATGCTTTTTCTATTTTTTTTCTTTTTTTCGCTTCAGCGTCTAATAATCTAGCAGTTTCTTGTAGAATTGAGGCTTTATCACCTAATAACCCATTAATGTTTTCCAACATTATAGCTTCATTAGCATCTAACCCTTCATTAGTTTTTTTAGTTTGAAGTAATTCACCACTTGTTTTTAAGTTGTCTTGTTGTGAAGAATATTTAGATTGTAAAGATGAAAGTTCCTTAGAAGATAATTTACTAATACCTGATTGGTGGTCTCTTAATTTTCCAGTTATGGAAGTCATACTATTAAGAGAACTTTTAGCTTTAGTGTAAGAGTCATTTCCTCTACTTACTTCCTCAGATACAGCTCTAAAAGCAGTATATAAATCCTGAGCGCTATTTTGCATCTCATCAAGAAGTTCTTCAGTAACTTGTAATTCTTCATTTAACTCCTTAGCTGTAACTTTATCTTTATCAAATAATGGATCTCCTTTTTTAGGAGATATAGTTAACTTACGATAGTTAGCTTCAACCTCTTTTATAAGTTTATTTATTTCTTCAAGATCTTTTCTATTAGCCATCTATGATGATTTTATTATAAATAGGCAAAACCCTCAAGTTTATTTATAACTTGAAGGTCTTTTATTATCTTTATTAGCTTTTAAAAATTCTGGAGTGTTAATTTTACCTGAGGAGTCTACTAAAGTTTTTTCTCCTTTTTTAGAGTGGGAATTTATTTGGTCTTGTTCTTCTTTATAAAAATTCTGTATTTTATTAAAGGTAAATCTTCTTAACCAAATAGGCATATTATAAACCTCTTCCCATTGATATCCTCCTTTTCCATGAAAACATATTTCATGTATTTGAGTAAATATTGCTACTCTAGATTGGGCGATTGTATCAAGCGTCAGGCCAAAAAAAGTTAACCCCAATTGGTACAGAGACACTAGATTCATTTTCTTCGGGAAAAAAAGTCAGATCTACGTCTGGTTGAATTTCTTTTATATATTCTCTTAAAGCTCTTGAATCCCGTGCTAAGAGATAATTGTCTACAAAATCTCTAATTTCTTTTTTCTCTTTTTCACCATTAATGGATTGAATTAGATATTTAAGTCTAGTAGTTAACTCTGATGATGATTCTTTATTTATTTTTTTAAGACCTTCTAATTCTCTAGAAATGTCATTTTCATCTTTATGAGTAAGCAGTTTGAATGTTATTTTATTTCCTGAGTGGGGAAGAGTAAAATCAAATTCATTTACATTAGATTTAAATAATTTTTCATCTAACTTTTTATTTTCTACTTTAGATAAATCTATAGTGTAATTTTCTTTATTGTATTTAAAATCATAATTAGACCCATACCCCAAAACACGTGCTGCTACCATAATAGCGTTTTTATCACCGAGTAAAAGCTGATCATAGTTGATTTTAGATATGATTAAAGCTTTCATTAATTTATCTATTACTGTTCCTTTAGAAATATAAGATTGATTAGTAAGAATATCTTCTTCACGTGCAGTCATATACTTCATTTCAATAGTACCTTTAGATAATTCGGAGTCTTTAGGATAAAGTAAACCCTTTGATGGTAATTCAATTGTCTCTGTTGGGAGAGTAAATTTGCTCATAATTTTTATTTAGTATAACTTGTTTGTCCTATATAAATATATTGGAATATAAGAAGCTCACCCGGTATAGGCAAGCTTCTTTAAAAAATATTTATTTTTATACTAGTAGTTTAGTATACAGTAATCGGGTTGTACAGTTAATTGGATTTCAACAGCGGCATCTGTTGTATCATATCCATAATCACCAAAATTAACATCTGTAATTAATGCTCCTTTTATTATCCACTCAGAGACAACATCTCCTACAGGACCAATAACATTAAATGTTAAATCTTTTTTATAGAAATCAGAGTAACCATCTCTACCTGTTACAGATTCATGATGTAATCTAACCCACTCCATAGCAGCTTGAGCTCCAGAAGGTGTAATTGGATCAAACAATGTAAATTGCATTGAGTTCCATTCAGATTTGCCTTTCACATAACGAGTAACATTTATATGATTTAATTTTACTGTTCCTTGAGTTAAAGAAACTCCTCCTACTCCCTTAACCATATATGCTGGAAATCCATCAATATACATAGCAAACCTATTTGGTTGTTTAGGTTCAAAGGCTGTAAAAAATATGTCGTTTGGGTCTAATAATGCCATTTTGTTTTCTTATTATATTTTATTATAAATATTTAATTTTTATTTTTTTACGCAGGAAACTCAGCTCCTGTTGGTAGTACTATGAAATCTAAACTAATAAATTCTGCTGTTTTAGTTGGTTGAATATAAATTTGACCTACTAATTGATTTCTATCAATTACATCGTCTGTATTATTAGTATCATCCATAATTACTTTAAAAGCAAATAATCCACCATTTTGTTGAATGTTTTCTAAAAATGGAGCTACAGTTGATAAAAATTTATTTCTAGTAGTTATTGTATTATTTTCAAATACTAAAGTATCAGCTACTTGTCCTATATAAGATTTTAATTCAATTAATAGTCTACGAACATTAATTCTATCTAAAGCAGATGCTCCTTTTTGTAATGTTTTTTGTCCAAATACTACTACTCCTTTTTTAGGGAATGTAGCAATTGGATTAATATTTCCTTCATATAAAGCAGCTTTATTAGCTTCTGTTAATTTTAATTTAGCTTGAAGTACTGTTGATAAACCACCTCTACTAATTCCAGCAGGTGCATTCCAGGTGTTAGCTACTTTATCATTATGAGCATATACTCCAGGTATCATTGTAGATGGTGGGACAAATACAAGTTTTCCAGTTTCAGGATCTTGAACTCTTAACCATGGAAAATAAGTAGCTACATATGATGTATTTCTAGTAGCTGCTTGTGTTAGAGCATTAGCTAGTGTAGATGAATATCTAACAGTATCCATAACAAATATATTATCACCTCTTTGTATTGTATTATCAATAATGGATGAAATTTGTGATGTATGGGAACCATTATTAAGTCCTGGGGCTGATAATACATTAAATTGGTAATCATTTACATTACCTAGTAAATTAATCATATTATCATAATCAGTTCCAACTAAACCTTGTGTTTGAGAATCTATAGTAGCTATTTCTTTATAAAATGAAGC